CCGCCCTTCGGGTTCTTGCCAGCCTTGCGCTGCCATGCCGGAGTCTTGGCCATTACTTTTTCTTCTTGCGCATCTTGGTGGCCTTCTTCAAGTCGGCACCAGTGATTTTCTTGCGAGGCTTGGCCATAGCAGCCAGACGCTTCTGCTTCGGGGAATATTTAGAATAAGGCATGTAAGTCTCCACGCTAAACATTACGCATACGCTCAACGAGCCTGTCAGCCCGTGCTGTTACTTGGTTATACCACAAACTGTCCACCATCTCATCCGCTGCGCGGTGCCAGTCACGGTCATCGACAGCGGCCTTCATGCCCCGGAACCTGGACAAGCGCGGCAACCCCATATTAAAAAGCATATTGGCGATGATTAGCTGCACCTCTTCCGGCAAGTCAGCAAAGTCAGGATATAGCTTCTCGCAGTCCTGCAACGTGATGGTGATGTCCGCCTCAAAGGCTTCCCGTACCCGTTCGTCGCTAACGCTAGTGCCAACTGGCTCACCATGCTCAGGGTCTTTCTTGGTAATCATGTGGCCTACGCCAAAGGTGGGGTGCCCTGCCGGGCAGATGTAAATCTCGTTGACGCACCCCTCGTCTGCCTTGAGGTCGTCAGCCAGCTTGACCAGATTCATTTTGTTTTCCTGTAGCGCTTCGTCTTCTGCGCGATTCGTTTTGGTTGCTTGCTAACTTGTTTTCCGGCTCTAGTAGCCTTCCTCTTCGCTCTCGTGGTCGCCGCATACTCTTGGGGTGAGAGGGCTTTAATGGCTCTAGCCGGTAGATAGCGCTCCCCGGTTGCTTTCGGACCCTGCGTGGACGGCTTGCCACTCTTCGTCCTCCATTTCTGCTTTGTCCAAGCCTTGAGACTCTTCTGTGGTTTCTTGAGTGCCATTAGTTTTTATAGCCGCCCCCTGCTGCCTTGTATTGCTTGGCCAGCATCTGTGCTTTGCGGGCAGACCATTGGCCAGGCTTGCCGCCTTTGCCGCCAGCTTTGATTTTGGAGAAAAGTCTTTTGCGCATAGTGGGCTTGGTGTAGTTACCGGCCTCGTTTACGCGAGACTTTGTTTTAGTGGGTTTGCGGGCCATCACTTCTTCCTGAACTTGTCCAAGCCCTTGATGCCAAGGGCAGCGCTGCACACCAAGAATACCAAATATTGATACCAGTCGGGTAGTTCATTCAGCCGGTCAAAACCGTTCTTGACCACACCCTCCATGCCGGGGATGAACACCAGCACGACGGGGATAAGCACAATCACCGTGACGATTTCGTCTTTGAGGGATGTCTGTGTGGACTGCGCCATGATGAGTTCCCACTTGGAATCATGCGTGGCGGCTGTCTTCATTACCTCGGCTTCGGCCTCGGCCTTGGCAATCTTGACCTGAGACTTGGCAGCTTTCTCTGCGGTTTTGCCCTTGAGCCAGCTACCAGCCAACTCCCCTACCACCGGCAACAAAGCCTGAATCATCTCTTTTCACTCCCAAGCCAGACAGCAAAGGCACCCGTCATCGCGCCCGAAACAACGCTGACCATCGCGCTCTGCTGCGTCGTTATGTCTTCGAGGGACATGCCCCACTCAATGACGCGGATGTACATGAACGTCATGATGAACATCATGAAGCGTGGCAGTATCTTCCACGCCAAGAAGCGCTCCATTGTAATATCCATTATAATCTCCCCTGCTCATGTAGAATAAGAAGCACCAGCCCAGTGACAACGGCCAAGCAGCCAACAGCAAACGCGGCGATGATTATACCATCTAAAATCTTGCGGCGTTTCTCTGCGGCAGCAACGGCAGCCTCCCGCCTAGCCACCCTAGCCTTGGCCTGAAACTTCTGCCAGTCATGCCAGAGCCCCGGCCTGCCAGCGTAAATCATGATGGTCTTTAGCTCGTCTTCCTGCTGCCGTATTTTCTCCAGCGCCATAAACTCTTCAAGGTCGGAGCCACCGCCCTTCTTCTGCGCCTTCTGCTGTAGCTTCTCCTTGGCACCGACAAACTCAGCAATCGCGCTGCCAGCGGCGGCTATCTCCTTACCATTCTGGACCGCTTGCTTGATGACAGAAAAAGCGGCATTAGCGGCGGCGAGTTCAGCAAGCATCAGTAAATCCTTGTGCTGTCACGCCTGACCTGAACAGGCAGGCAATAGCTGGTAATCCGTCCTCCCTGTTTGTGAAGGCGCTGCGCAAAATACACGCAGTCATCCACGTTCCAAAAGTGCATGTCCTTGCTTTTAGGCTTGTCGTCTAGGAAGACGTACAGCAGGAACACATGCACCAGTTCCACATCAGTCGCGCCCGGTCCACTTGCGGACGGTCTCGGTCTCCCATATGCGGATGATGACCCAGACGCCGGTGATAACCGCCACAGCATCCGGTGCCATACCAATCCACGCAGCGAAAGTCCCGCTGCCAGCGGCTACGTCAATCAGGACTTTCTGCTCTTCGGGCATTAGCTTGCCGTGTAACCCTGACCAGCAGTGATAGCGGCATTGACCGCTGTCATGTCCTCGTCAGTCCAGTAGTCCTTTGCCACCATCAGTTCCAGATGCTCGACGTTGCGGTCTACGCAGTCTTGCCTGTCGGCTGCATCGTCGTCAGCCATTGTGTCGCCAGCAATGATGGCATTGATAAGGTCAACGCTGTGACCCATTGCGGTGTAGTTCTGTGCGATTTGTTCGCTAGTGATTTCGTCCATTGTAATCTCCTTTAGTTGGCTTCCAGTGCGGCCACACGGGCCTCAAGTGTTTCAATCTTGGCGATGGCTTCTTGCAGTGCGCCGGTCAGCAGCGGCACCAGCTTGCTCTGGTCGATGCCCTGCATCACTGCGTTGCCGTCATCATCCACCTCGTTGTGTGTGCCGGTGACAGCCTCCGGCACAACAGCCTGCGCCTCGTGGGCAAGGAAGCCGTCAACCGTTCTGTCGGCGTCTGCGATGAAGTTAAAACGCTTCGGTGCCAGTGCCTTCACACGGTCGATTGCACCGGTCATGTCGGCTACGTTTTCTTTGAGGCGGTGGTCTGAGGATGTGTTGTATGATGTCCCAGAACCGTTTGTGTCAATACTGCCGACAGAATCAGCAGTGTCACTGCCAAAAATGATGTGACTAGATGGGCCAGTGCCCGGAACACGGCTATGTATTGTGGCATTAGTCCCGGCAGTTTTCAGGATGTTTAGGAAGGCAGAGTAGGTAGCGTTAGACGTGTTGTTGATTCGGACGTTCCCGGTAGGACGGTCAACTCTAATGGCTTCGCGCAGTGTCCCGTCGTGATACGTTGAAATAACAAAACCACCAGCGCTGCCAAGCCCTAACGCAGCGCCATAATCGCTGTTTCCGTCATGAAGTCTGATAAAATTTTCAGCACCATTCGCCGCATCTATATGAAGACTTGAGAGCGGATTTGACTCTCCGATGCCCACGTTGCCGCTGCTGTCGATTACCTGTCTAGGATTACCATCGCCATCTGACAGCACGATGTAGTTGTCGGATGTGCGGATGTCTAGGCCACCCTGATTGCCGTTGTAGCGACCAAGAATGGTGTTCTTTGTGCCGCTGGTAATATTTTCACCAGCACTGCGGCCCAAGAATGTGTTGCTGTCGCCTGTGCAGTTGAGGCCAGCCTGACGCCCAACAAAAACGCAGTTGCTTAAAGATGTGCCGACGCTTCCAGCTTGTGAGCCAACGGCCACGCTGTTGCTGCCGTTTATGTTTGCGTCGAGAGATAAATCTCCTATCGCAACATTGCCTGCGCCAGTGGTGTTTGCGGTGAGTGCAAAATATCCAACTGCTGTGTTGTTTGCCGCAGTTGTGTTAGCTGCAAGTGTTTCTGCGCCAAGTGCGGTGTTGTTAGACCCTTCGGTGTTCAGGTAAAGCGCACGGTACCCGTGACCCGCATTGTTGGTGCCAATGGTGTTTGTCGTAAGTGACTGATAGCCCACTGCGGTGTTGTTGGATGCGGTGGTGTTTGCATCTAGTGCCTGTCTACCAATGGCGACGTTGCCGCCGCCTGTGGTGTTCGCAACCATAGCACCAACGCCCAGCGACACGTTGTTGCTTCCGGTGGTGTTGGCCAGCATCGAATCGCCGCCGACAGACACGTTGGTTGCGCCAGTAGTGTTGGCTGTCAAACTGCGGTAGCCTACAGCGGTGTTGTATGATGCGGTGGTGTTTGCAGTCAGTGCCTGACGACCTACCGCCGTGTTATCACTTCCAGTAGTGTTGGCAGACATGCTGCTGGTGCCAATAGATGTGTTGTCATTACCGCTTGTGTTTGCACCCAGCGCACTGCTTCCTACGGCAACATTGAAGCCACCAGAAAGACCGGCATCATCCAGTGCGGCATTTCCAAGTGCCACATTGCCTGAACCTGTCGGGTAGTTACCGTCCAGCTTAATCGTGCCGCCGTCCACGCTGACGTTGCCATCAACAGTGAGGCCGTCTGTGACTGCTGTGCCGGTTACGTCGATGCCGGAGGAGGTGGTGGCGAGACGAGCAGTATTGTCGTGGAACAATGTTGCCGCGCCGTTGGCCGCAAAAGTGGCCATCGACTCTGCACCATCTCCTGCCGTGATGTTTACATTTGCACCGTTGGCGGTGTCCAAATAAAGAGAGCCAATACCAACCTCGTTGATATAGGAGTTAAAACCATCGTGAAACACCTCAAGGTCTGGGCCGTTTCCAAATCTAGCTTTTTCGCTGTCCCCAAAATCAATGTTGTTGCCGTTGGTGTCGAGGTTGCCGCCGAGTTGCGGGGTGGTGTCGCCCACAATGTCAGGTGATGCCGATTGCCAGGCCGAGCCATTCCAGACAAACAGCGTGTTGTTGGTGGTATTGAAATACTGGTCGCCCTCAGTCAGCGCATCGCCGTCATTGTCCACAGTCGGAGCCGAAGCCTTGGCACCGAGGTAAATGTCGTCAAAAGCATCGAAGGAGGCCGCAGCAGACGCAGCAGATGCCGCCGCAGCAGAGGCGTCACTGGCCGCGCTAGACGCGCTTGAAGCGGCATTGGTCTCGCTTGTAGAGGCGGATGAGGCGCTGCTTGCCGCATTGGAGGCAGATGTCGAGGCCGCATCGGCACTGTCGGAGGCGTTGCTCTCGCTGGTCGCCGCATTTGTCTCAGATGTGCTGGCAGCAGACGCTGAGTTAGACGCATTGGTTGCGCTTGTCGCAGCATTGGTGGCTGACGTTGCCGCCGCCGAGGCGCTGTTGGACGCATTGGTCTCGGACGTGCTGGCGTTACTCTCGCTTGTTGAAGCCGCCGCC